TACACAGATGTATTCTTAATTCTTATGTCTGTTCCTAATGAGCCACCAGTCTTACGTATTGTATCTACAAATATTTCACTCACGAAGTTACCAACCTTCCACCACTTTCAACTGTAAGAGTTACGCCAGATGCAACTGTTAGTGGACCTGTAACTTGTGCGTTCTCTGTGGCAAGTATTGTTGTATTGGATGTTAAACTTTGTGCATTAGTTCTAAATATACCACCAGATTTAAAATTACCTTTGTTTTCTGCTGCGGGTGTTACTGTTCCAAAAGTTCTGCCAAAGAACATGACAAAAATATTATTGCCAGAGTTATTACTTGGTGCAGCAGCGAAAGTTAAAGTTGTACCATCTGGCACTGTATAAGCTCCAGTTGGCTCTTGCACAACACCATCAACACTAACTACAATTTCTTGTTCTGAACTTACAGTTTGATTCAATGTGAAAGTTGTTGTACTGCCATCTCCACTAAACTCTTGTCTTGTTGGTAAGCTCTCAAAAGCTGGTGATATTTTGTTACCAATCAAAGGCATAATTTATTCCTATTCACTAATTGTGTCTACAACTGACACCCATACATCAGCAGAACTTGCTGTATTACTTTTAATTTTTAACGCATCACCACTAACCATAACAATCTTAGCACCGCCATCAAGAACTTGTAGACTTGATCCAGCAGGTATTGGTGCGTCTTTTACAATATGTATATCGTTAGAACCATCATTAATATAAACCTCTACAGTTATTTGTGAAGTAGTAACATTGGCTACTGTTATTCCTACTATGGCATCATCTGAGTTTGCTGTTCTTAATGTTGTTGCACCAGTTCCAACTGCGTTTGCTGTATTTCGTTCAAAATCTTGTGCCATTTTTTACTCCTATAACGCTATAGCCATTGCTACAGCAAAACCTTTTGTTGCAGCACCAATATCACTAGCAACCTCTGATGCACTTCTTCCTTCTATTGTTGTGCCATCAACTCGTAAGAAGTCATTATCGGCTACACCAGAGCCAAACTGTGCTACATTTGTGTTTGATATACCAACTGCAAGTGTTGCGGCTGTTCCTAATCCTATGTCTGATCTTACTTCAGAAGCACTTCTGCTCTCCAAACCACTTGCAGTAAATCTTGCAAATTCATCATCTGCCACACTTGCACTATCTATCTTTACTGCATTTGTGTTTGATATACCAAATGTTAAGGATGCTTGACCACCTATGTCAGACAAAACCTCACTTGCAGATCTGCCTTCAACAGATGTCCCATCAACTCTTAAAAAATCATTGTCTGCAACTCCAGATGTGAAAGTTGCTACATTACCACTTGATATACCAGAACTGGGAATATCAGATGTTAGAGCTACAGTTCCAGCAGAAGCAGGTAATGTAACTGTAACATCTGCCGTGGAAGCTGGTCCTATTAAAGTTACTTTGTTTGTACCATTATCACTATCTTCGAAAAACTCTACAAAACCAGCACTTGTTGCACCATTCTTTAATTGTATTCCAGCGTTTACAACTGGAGTTGTTAGTGTTTTGTTTGTTAATGTTTGTGTTCCAGTATCAGAAACAAGAGTCGCATCTGCATTACCTATGGTACTACCACCAGGTAAAGTTAAAGTATTTGTAGCTGCCAGACTATGTGGTTGAGGGGATATAGTTTGTGCGTGATTATTGCTAACTTCACAATATAATTTTACTTGACCTACACTGCCGCTATTACTTCTGAGCTCTATCACACCTCCGTTAACAGTAAGATCATCTCCTACAGATAAATCTGCACCTAATGTTGCATTACCACTTGCATCTAAAAATACAGTCTTTGACGCTGGCAATGTACAAAATATAGTTTTAGTTCCCGCACTAAAGTTTACCGCATTATCACTATTAGAGCTGCTAATAACTGTTGTTCTTGCAAGTGTAGAAGAGTCACTACTTAATGTACCTAGACCAACTTCAAACTCTGCTGTGCCTGGTAATGTCACGGCATAATATGTTGTGTTAGAATTACCAACGCCAGAGCCAAAAGTTTCAAAACCAGTTACTGCACCCGCTAAAGTAAACGTGCCAGTACCAGTTGTAGTTGTGGTTTCTTTTACTCTATCGTTTAATACTAATGCCATTATTTAAGCTCTATCGTTAAGTTGTTTGCATTTATTCTAAATATATCACCACTTGCTATTGCCTTACTTGCATCAAGTGCACCTATAAACAAAACATTACCACCAGATCCTACAACATCTAAACTAGCACTTGCATGAGTTGCTACAAAGACATGAGTGATCGTATTGTTAGTTCCGCCAGAGGCGGCAAACTCTATGTTGTTTGCATTTTTTATTGTCTGTGTATCTGCTGACTCAGCAGTTAGTGTCCAATTAGATGCAGTAACTTGTACTCTAGCGTAATTTGTAAAAGTTGCTTCTGTTATTGTTGGATCTCCAGACTCTCCAGTTGAGTCATTAAAATTAGATACTGCCGTTGCTAGTCCAACATAAATGCTATCACCTGGTGAACTAAACGATGCGGCATTGTTTTTGAAAATAAAACTTAAAAGTCTATTTTCTAAAAAGGTGGTTGCTGCATTTGCTGTTGCCATTTTCTACTCCTATGTTCTTGGCCTTGATGGTAGACCAACTCTATATCCATCTGTGTTTTCTCTTGCTTCTCCAAGATCTTTAACTCTTTCTAAATACTGCATATACAAATTCGTATAATTTTGTATGACATCAGGCTCGCCTTTCATAAAAGTATACGCTTCTATGAGCGATCCGTAAAGTAAAGCATATGGTGCATTTGTACTTAACCAAGTTGTCCCACCATCTGCTCCAGCAGTTAAACTAGTAGGCCTGTAAAAATAATGTAATTCAATTGTGTAGGCAGTATCAGGTGTAGGGGCCAATATAAAATTGTTTTCATCAAATCTAGCATAATATTTGGGTAATCCAGTTGTTGAAGCAGCTGGCGTATATTCTCTTAAATAATTTACATCTTTTTGCAAAAGAAAACTTTCTGAACCAGAAGTAGTAATTTGTAACGAAAAAGATGCTAAATAATCTGTAGGTACTGTTAGAAACTGATCAGATGAAGTTAAAGTACTTGTAACATTTTTTCTAAAATAATCAAGATCTACTGACTTTAACAATTTTTCTTCTGATGCTTTGATGAAGTCATTCAAATGATTTACAAAAGTAGTCTCAGCATTGTCTGTGTAATCTTGTATTGCTGTTTTTAATTGTGCGTATGTAAAACTCATGGTGTCACACTCACTGGTCCTGCCGTTGCATTTACACCGCCACCTTTTATGCCTCCAGTTGTTGCTGTTTCACCATTAGCACTAAAAGTGTAGGTATCTGTTGTTACTACAGTTATACTATACCCAATAGATTGTGTCAAAACAGATGGAGTAAATCCGTCAAAACCATTTACCTTTTTAAATCTAACAGTGTCTCCTGTTGTTCTACCGTGACTTGGTTCTGTAACAGTTATTACAGCTGAACTCGCAGACCCTGAAAGAAACGAGTCTGGGTTAAGTAATCGTTCTATAGGATTTTCTGTTCTTGCAGGCCTTGCATTTTTAATAGCTTGACCGTCCGAGGGTACATGAAAAGGACCTAATTGAGGATGCTTTGGTTCAAACTCATCAGGACCTACCAAAGATCCATTCCATTCAAACTTCATATCTCTTAACCTATATCTTAAACCTGAACGGTCTGAAATGCCGTAAGCGTGTTTGCCTGTGGCAAATCTACCCATTAATTACTCCTCAAATAGCTGTACTCAGGAGTAACTGTAAAGCTTGATCTGTCTCTGTCTTCGCCCATCGCTCTTTCAAATTCCTCTTCATAAATCGCTTTTAACATTTGTGTTAAGTTAGGATTTTTTTTCAAAGAAATGTAATAAGCTAAACCAGCTGTCAAACAAGGGTAAAATCTAAAAGGTACCTCTAAAGTATTTACTGAACCATCAGCGTCCTGTATTCTGGTTAAAGCGTCATAATGAATTACATCAGTGCTGTTTTCAGGAGCAGGCCATATTTTTAAATTAGGTGTAATCTGTCTATCTAAAAAAAACTGTGTAGGACGTCCTGTTGTAGTTTTATTTGGTATTGATAAATAGCTATCCCTACTAATCCTACTTAAACTGAAGTCTGTGCCACTTCTTCTTACAACAGCTGATAGGATATCTATAACATCTGTGCCCAAAGAATAATCAACATCGTCAGCTGTAACTGTTTGTGTGCGTTGTTCAATGGTCCATTGATTAAGACCTCTGTTTGCCCATTCAGCTAACATTAAATTCATAGAGCGTCTTGCTGTTTTTAAATCATACCCTGTTCTAACTTCTAAGCCACACCGCTCAAAAGCTTCTTCAATGTATTCAGCTACATCTAGCTCGAAGTCTGTTGAATTAGAAGTTGCCATATTTAATCCTTATATAAATTATCAAATGTAACACTTGGGTCCATATAACTATTATCACATTCTGCGTTATGAATCCACTGGCTTGGCTTAAAATCAGGTGCACCCTCGCCAGTCTCCCATAATGCAGGACTCGTCGCACGAACCCTGTTATTAGGTAATGCTACTATATTTCCAGTCCATTTACCAGCATCAGTTAACTCTATTACATGGCTTTGTTTGTGTTGAGCAGGATCATCAGCTATGTCTGACTCTGTATAATCTACAGTAAAGAGGTATTTACCTGTATAAAACTTACCATCAATTTTACATTTCCAAGGACTTGAGCTTACTCGGTCTAGTTTAATTATTGAATGATGGTGAGAACTACAATCCCAAGGTTGAACTAAATGAACAGGCATAGGCTCTGGCCAATTGTCCAAAGGAGTATCTGCAACTAGAGCTGTAATCGGCATACGAGCCCACATAGCCCCACCGTTAATATTTTGACTTTCATCAAAATCAGACTCACAACCTGTGAAAATCATTTGAAAACTTAAACATCTATCAGGCACAGTAGTAACTGCAATTGCCATAGCATGAATAAACTCACCATGATATTTTTCGTGATTGTGCGTATACTCTCTTCTCACCCAGCATTTAAAATGCGGGATGTTACTTTGAAGATAAGGCACTTATGCTCGGCCGCCTCTTCTCATTTTTTTGATAGCTCCGCCTTTAGCAAAACCTTTTTTCTTCATGCCTGCTGCACCGCCACCCATCATTTTCTTAACGGGACCGCCTTTGGCATAACCTTTCTTTTTCATACCGGCTGCACCGCCGGCTTTCATCTTTTTAACTGTTCCGCCTTTAGCGAAACCTTTCTTTTTCATACCAGCTACGCCGCCACCCATCATTTTGGCGTAACCTTTTTTCTTCATATTTTTTTTCTTTTTTACTGGCATTTTGCTCTCCTTTGTTAAGTGCTTACTGAACCTTTTGTTTGTTTTCTTCTATTGGCCATGACTGCTCCACAGCCTCTAGCTACCACGCTACCTGTCTTTACTTTACCTTTAAACGGTCTTTTTGCTTTAGTGCTTGGGACGGCTCCACCTGTTCCCATCTTCGTAACCTTCGCTGCTTTAGTATTAGATACAAAAGTTTTGCCTTTTGACCCCTCTCGCTTTTTCTTTTTTGCAGTGGCTGCTCTTTCTTTTTGTGATAAGCTATTAGCTTTGGATCTTGGCAAACATCTGTCTGGATTTTTTTTATCTTTAGAAGTTCCACATTTACCTTTTATTTTACCATCAGTGCCGATTCGCACCCAATCTTGTTTAACCCAATCTTTAAGCGCACCCATTACTTTTTACCTTTTGCCCCTTTTGCATAATTAGGGTCTTTACAATATTTTGATGCTGCCATATTTGCATAAGCTGACGGATATGTATCAAAAGTTCTTTTAGCCCATGCCTTGCCAGCTGGACAAATTTTACTACCCTTACTTTTTGCGGCACCACCTTTTTTAAAATATGTAACCTTTTGTTTACCCGGTTTGGGTCCAGTTCTAACAACGGTCATGCTGTGCTCCTTTGTTTTCTAATACTATCTTTACCTTTTTTAAATATATTTGCAACTTGAGTTTTACCCATTACTTTTGCTCTTTGCTCACCGACTGTAAGAATTTGTATCTTTCTCGCAAACGGCTTATTGATTTTCTTAACTTTGGCAACAGTTGCTCTGGCATCCGACGGCGTAGCAAATTTAATACTAACCGTGTCCTTAGGGTTTTCGTCCGTATATAAGCGTCTGCCAGAACCCTTTGGCTTTTTTCCTGTCCCAACTTTAGGATCTTTTCTTCTTTTTTTTGCCATTTTTAAGTAAACTTCCTAGTATTTTTGATTGGTTAGCATGAGCTTTACTAGCCTTTTTTAATTTACCTTGAACTTTTTTTACTTTTCTTTTTGCTACACCAGTTAAGGCCATCATCTACCTCCTACAAAAATAAATACAATAGATACAAGTTGTATAACCACACCTGCAATTAGCATCCAAACCCGTCTGTCTATCTTATCAATTTGTGCTTGTAAATGTGTAAGGTGATTGCTTTCTAATCTTTTGATTACCTCTTCCAGCACAGACATTCTTTTGTCTAAATTATGTAAAAAATCTTTTTCTCTTTTTGTTGCCATCAACACTTCCATCGTCTTCTTGCTTGTCTTAATCTGCTATTTGGATTTTTAGCTGCTTTTGGAAACTTCTTCATTTGTCCTGCACTTCTTGCACAAAATGACTTTCTTCTTTTTGCCGCGGCTGAACCCTTTTTTACTTTTCCTGTTACAGCTGTTTTAAGCTTACTACCCGGATTATCACGTCTGTATTTAGCTACTCCAGCTGCTGTCATGCCCGCCCCTTTTTTAGTGGGGCGGTAATATTTTTTTGTTCTAGGCGGTTGTTTGTCCCTTTTCCTAGTCATAGTTCTTTCTCATTTCAAGCGTGATAGTGTAAGTATCCGCACTTGAATGACCTACTGTTGTAAACAAAATATCTCCTGTTACACCAGAACCTGCATTATTTTTAAGACCGCCAAAGCTAGAATAGTCGTGATAACCACTTTGATTTTCACCTAATTCTATTATAAAAGCATTTGAAGTAGCATCAAAAAATAATCTAGTTTTCATACCTACACACTGCCACCATATTTTCTCTATAGTTACACTCGTGCAAGTTTGACCATGACCATTTGTATTTAAAGCACTTACATCCACCTTTTTGACTTCAGACTCACCGGTTCCGTCAGAAATGTTTGTAAACTTCTGAATGACCTTTTTATCGCCATCAAAAATAGTTTGAGATGTTAC